GTGTATGTAGAACCGAACTACTTTGCCTGACGCTTACTGCGTTAAAACAAAAAAATGGAATTAAACAAAGACGAAAAGAGATTATTAATGGAAGTATTTGAAGCAGAATGTTTCATTAATCCATTAGAAAAGATAGTACATCCAAAACCTGCTATTTCATTTGGAACTAAAAATTATGAAACTAAAGATGGTAAAATAGAATATCCTACACCAATAGGAACTTATGGTAACTTTAGTTTTGTACAAGCACCACCTAAAAGTAAAAAAACATTTTTTGTATCATTATTATCAGCAATATATTTATCAGAGCATTTAGAATCATTTTGTGGAGATTTAAAGGCTAATAGAGATAATAAGCACTTAATACATTTTGACACTGAACAAGGAGATTTTCACGCTCAAATGGTGTTTAAACGTCCTATTGATATGACAGGATTAAAAACAGACAGATACCATACTTTAGCATTAAGACAATTATCATTTAAAGATAGAGTTGAATTTATAGAATATTACCTTTACGATAAATTAGATGGTATAGATATAGGATTAGTAATTATTGATGGCATTGCAGATTTATGTTCAGATGTGAATAATATAGAAGAATCAAATGCAGTAGTTCAGAAATTAATGAAATGGTCAAAAGAATTAAATTGCCATATAGTAACAGTTATACATAGTAACTTTGGAACAGATAAACCTACCGGGCATTTAGGTTCATTTTTAGAAAAGAAAACAGAAACACAAATACAATTAGAATTAAATACAGTTAATAAAGGATTAGTAACAGTAAGTTGTAAACGTTCAAGAAACGCACCATTTGAAAACTTTAGTTTTAAAGTAAATGAATTTGGATTGCCACAAGTTGAAGGAGCATTTTACGACCCATTAAAAGATATATTTTAATTATGACACCAAAAGAAAAAGCAATAGAGTTAGTTGATAAATATTTAGATTTAGATTTTGAGATTTATTTTGAAGATGCAAAACAATGTGCATTAATAGCAGTTGATGAGATAATTAAACAAGAAAATGCAATAGTTCCACAATTAATATTAATCATACAGAAAATTATGGAAAAAAGAAATCTAAAAGAAACATTTAAAGGAGATGTAAATCAATTTTGGAAAGATGTTAAACAAGAAATTGAAGATATATGAAAACAACAATTAAAACACACGTTAAAGAATTACAACTATCTGCTGAAAGAATGTTACTTTATCATTCAGATAATAAGATGTTAATAAGTTATTTTAAAGATTTAAAAGAAAAACTTATATATTTACAAGAATTAACAGATATGGAACAAAGATATAATTTATTCCCTGTTTCAGATTATATTGAAGAACTTGAAAGAATTGACCCTGAATTAACACATATTGATTTTTCAATTCAATTAAAAGAAGTAGCTTCAGAAAAGAAAGTAGCAAAAGTAAACGCAAAATTATTTTAAATGATATACTTATTAGTTTTTATTTTATTAGTAGTATTTGTAGTAGCACAGTTTTATGATTGTGATATTATTGTAAATCCAATAAAAGGTATAATGTTTGGTGCATTATATAATGATGAAGATTTTGATGATGAAACAGATCATACAATTCAGGTTTTAATATTAATAATTTCATTTACTTTTATATGGACAACTTCAAATGGCTCGAAAAAGTAGCAGAACACCATAAAGAATGGGTTGAAATAATCCATAAATTTGGTGAATATGATTGGGCTGAAGATATAGTTCAAGAAAGTTATATTGCACTTATAAAATATGCTGATGCTACAAAACTAATAGATAGTTCAGGTAAAGTTAGAAAAGGTTATATGTTTTTTACTTTAAAATCATTATACTATCAATTTTACAATAAAAAACAAAAAGTAACTAAAGTACCAATAGACGGATGTTGGGAGTTATTTGATGATTCGAATGTAGAAGAACACAAGGCGTATAATGATATTTGTATGCTGATTGATGAAGAAATAAAACATTGGAATAATTATGATATGCTTTTGTTTAAATTATATCGAGATAATGATTTTTCTATGCGTGATATTGCTAAAGGAACTAAAATTAGTTTAATATCTATTTTTCATTCAATTAAGAATTACAAGATTATTTTAAAAGAAAAATTCCAAAAACAATATACTGATTATATTGAAAATGATTATAATATGATGTACTAATAAAAATAAAAAAAATGGCAAAAAGAAAAGCACAAGGTTTAGGTGATACTTTAGAACAAATCACCGAAGCAACAGGAATTAAAAAAGCAGTTGAAATGTTTAGCGAAGCAACAGGTATAGACTGCAAATGTGATGAAAGAAAAGAAAAGTTAAATAACTTATTCCCTTATAACAGAAACATAAACTGTTTAAATGAATCAGATTATAATAAGCTAACAAAGTATTTACAGCCAAGCCAAAGTAGTTTAAATCCTGAAGAACAAAGAGAAGTATCAGATATTTATTATAACGTATTTAATTATAGGTTACAGATAAGTTCTTGCTCAAGTTGTTGGAAAGGTAAAATTGAAGAATTAAGAAAGGTATATAATGAATACAAAATAAATGAATAATTGGTCAGAAGTTGATTTATTTAATTGGTTAAAAGAAAATGTATATCCTGATTTAGTTAAAGCTAAAAATCAAATGTCAAGGTGGGATTGTTATAGTCCCACTTCAGGGCATAGATTAGAATTAAAGTGTAGGAAAACACATTATGATACTTTACTGATTGAAAAAAAGAAATACGATGCAATGAAAGAAGAATGTGAAAAGCATTTAGATACACCAATGTATTTCAACTCAACACCAAAAGGAATTTATAGTTTCAATTTAAATTTAATTATACCTGAATGGGAAGTTAATTTTAAAAATCCTGCAACAACACAATTTAATAATACAAGTAGAATATCAAAAGAAGTATCATATTTAGAACTAAAACAAGCAAAACAATGGAAGTAAGCCCACTACAACAAGAGTATTTAAAATCAGTAATACTAAGTCAATTACTGTTAGAATCAAACGAAAATCTATTTTTTACACAACAGTACAAGCAACAGATTAAACACAAGATAAATAGTTTAAATAAAGACTTGGAAGAAACAGTAAGAAATGAATTTAAAATAATCTACAATACAAGTCCTGAAACAACTACAAATATATTAAGAAGTATAGAAGAAATAGTTGGAAAATTGCAAACAAGTTCATTAGATGAATTAGTATTTATAAATGCAGTAATAGACAAGTACAAAGAGAATAAAGAATGGTTTACTGAATATGGAGAAACTGAATTTTTAAGATTAGACTAATGGCTAAAGTTAAAGAACAAAAATATTCTCCTACTGAATCAGAATTAGAATCTATGAGGATATGTGTAAGAAACGATTTAGCATACATTATAAAACCAATACAATTCTCAAAAATGTATCACGTTATTAAATTTCAGATAACAGATAACTTAAAAATATACACATACGAATTAGAAAACAAAAAAATAGAATTTACAGAATATGAGGCATCTAAAAAGGTTATGGAACTTTACACACAGCATTATAAAAGATTTAGTAAATGAGTAAATTTATTTTAAAAAAAGGGTATTATACGGGAAATGTATATGAATTTAATTTACCAACAGGCACTACCTGTCCTTTTGCTTTAGAATGTAAAGTAATTGTTGACAGATTAACAGGTAAATTTGATGTTACAAAAGGTCAATATAGATGTTACGCTGCAAGTGCTGAAAGGTTTCCTGCAGTTAGAAATCATAGATGGAATAATTTTGAATATGTAAAAAATAATAATGTTCCAATAATACCTGAAAAATGTAAATCAATTAGAATACATAGTTCAGGAGATTTTTTTAATCAAAAATATTTTGATATGTGGGTACAACTTGCAAAGGATAATCCTAATATTGAAATGTGGGCGTATACTAAAAGTTTGAAATATTGGGTAAATAGAATAAATGATATACCAAACAATTTAATTTTAACGGCAAGTTATGGTGGTAGTTTAGATTATTTAATTGAAGAATATAATTTAAAAAATGTAAAAGTATACAATAATATAAATGAAGTTCCAATAGAAAGACCAATAGACAAAAATGATGATTATGCAAGAATTAAAAATATTAATTTTGCATTATTAGATAATATGAAATTTTCAAAAAAAGATAAATGAAAGATAGTATAGTAGAATCAGTAATAGAACAATTTAAACAACGTTCTAACGTAGGAATAAATAAATATGGTGTAACACTTGACAGAACAGATTTAACACGTTTAGAATGGCTAAATCACGCACAACAAGAAGCAATGGATTTAATCTTATATTTAGAAAAATTAAAGCAATATGACAAAGAGTAAACAATCAGCATTACAAAGAATCCAACGTATAATGAAATTTAATTATAATAGAGGATTAAATTCAGAAAGAGTTAATGAAGTATATAGAAAAATTATTAATTCAAAATTAAGCAATCAGAAATGATTGTTTTTTTTTATGTTAAAGTTTTGTTAAAATGTTTTTTATAAACAAATAATGTTTATATTTGCTAAATAATAATAACAAACAAAAACAATAACATTTAAAACACAGAAATTATGAAAACACAATTAAAAGATTATATTGATTGTTTTACTAAACAAAATGTTAAAACAGAATTAATCAAAAAAGATAATAAACAAATATTGTTTATATACCACGAAGATTTTTTTGGTAATTTAATAAAAAGTAAAATGATATTTGATTTAAAAGGAAAAGACATAAAAAATTATAATGAAGCATATTCAATAGAAACAATTTAAAAAACAAAAAAAATAATGCAAAAAGAAAAAAAACATCCTTCAGAAAATTGGCTTGAAAGTCAATATGAAAAAGATATATATACTTTAACACCAAAAAAAATAAAAACAAACAAAATGACAAAGACAGAAATTTTAAACGATTTACAAATGCTAATAGATTTAGCAAGTACAACACACGATTCATTTAGTTTTAACAGGATAACTAAAATAAAAGAATCTTTAGAATCTTTATGGACTAATGAAGAAATGTATGCTGAAGAAATAAAACAAGTATTAAATTACGATGAAACAATGTTTAACTTAAATAATATCAGTATAAGAATATGAATGAAGCAGCTTATTTAAAAATAGAATCTAAAATACAGGTATTAGATAGAGATTTATTTAAATATGTAAATGAATTAATATCAGGTAATAGTTTAACATCAGATGAACATTTAAAAATAATAATAGACAGTACAGAAAGAGAATTATCAATATACAATTACATTTTAAAACTAATAATAAACAATGGGAACAAAAATTAAAACATTCGACAACAAGATTTGGGATAAGCAAGAACTAATAGATAATATGTATAATGATGACTTTTACTATGGTTATCTTGGTAAACAAGCATTAAGTAGTTCAAGCCTTAAAATGGTATTATCAAGTCCTAAAACGTATAAATACGTTACAAAGTACGGACAAAGTGAAACACAACCTTTAAGAGATGGCAAACTATTCCATACAATGATTTTAGAACCACATAAGATAGATGAATTAACTATTGTAGATGTAGCAACAAAAGCAGGAAAAGCATACAAAGAAGCTAAAGAACAAGGTTTAGAAGTTTACACTACAAAAGAGATTAAAGATGCTGAAAGATTAGCTGATGCAATTTTAAAGAATGATGAAGCAGTACATTATATGTCTAAAGCACAATTTGAAATACCTGAAATAGCTATGATAGATGGAATACCATTTAGAGCAAAAGCAGATATATTAAAAGATAATATGGTAGTAGATTTTAAAACTACATCAGGTTTAAATGAATTTAGATATTCAGCAGATAAATACAGTTATGATTTACAAGCATATCTTTACCGGGAAATGTTTAATGTAGATGAATTTGTTTTTGTATGTATAGACAAAGGAAGTTTAGATATTGGTATATTTGAATGTTCAGATGAATTTTACGAAAAAGGTAAACGTAAACTTGAACAAGGTATAGCTAACTATAAATACTTCTTCGGAGAAGATAGCGATGTAGATTTAAATCAATATGTATTAAGAGGTGTACTTTAACAATAAAATAAAAAAATATGAAACTATTTGAAGATGATTGGGGTTTAGATAATTCACCAATAGATAATACAGAAATAACAACAACAATGCTTTATTTTAGTACAGATGAATTAAAATTATTTAAGGCATTATGTAAAAAAGGAATAAAAAAAGAATTTGGTTTAGAATACCAACAAAAAGGAAATTTAAGTGATTTATTATTAATTATTTTAAAAGAAAAATATGAAAACATATAATTTAAAAAAACAATTAACAGACGAACAAACTGAAAAGTTAAAAGGTAAATACCTTAATGATAAAAACTACGATTTATTAATTACAGAAGATGCTGATGGTTACGATATAAATGGCAAATTATTATTCCGTTTTAGAAAAAATGCAATACCATTAGATACTTTAATGCTTGGTGTAAATTCATTTAAAGATAGTATTGAAGTTACTGAAAGTAGGGGTTATGCTTCAGGTAGTAGCCACAAACGTATCCGTAAAGATGGTTCAGTTAGTAATATTACTGTAGGTAACAAAGTTGAATCAGGAAGTGTTGGTTTTATGGATTCATCTGCTATGGTTAAATATTGCAGAAAAACTGCTTTTGCTAAAAATTACTTTGATAAATTTAAAGCAGGTATTCCATTTGTAAAATTCATAGATGACAAATATAAAGAACTTTGCCCAACACATTATTCAAAACAAAAGGCAATAGCACAAGGTACAAATCAAAACTATGTAATAGGTGATACAGCTTTTACTACAGTAACAGTTAATAAAAACTTTAGAACAGCAGTACATCAAGACGCAGGTGATTACCCTGATGGTTTTGGTAATTTAATTGCATATCGTGAAGGAAATTGGACAGGTGGTTATTTTTGTTTACCACAGTATAAAGTTGCTATTGATTTACAAAATACAGATGTATTATTTGTTGATGTGCATAAATGGCACGGTAATACAGATTTTATTAATACAGAAGAAAATTGGTTACGAATAAGTTTTGTATTGTATTATAGGGAATATATGTATAAATGTAAACAACCAAAAGAAGAATTATTAAAAATGAAAATGGATAAAACAGGTTACTTAAATTTATAAAAATGAAAACAACAAACAAACAAAAAAAAGGTTTTGAATTTGAATCTTATATAATGGATTGGTTCTGTAAACAAAAGAATATTAATTTAAGTCATTATACTTTATTAAAAGAACAAATAGAAAAAGGTGAAAATAGACAAGGTATTGAAATAAAAAATGACCAACGATTTACAGAAACAGGAAATTTATTTATAAGTGTTGCTCGTGAATATACTTATACAACATACGAAAGTGGAATATATAAAAACCAAAGTTGGTTATATGTTATAGGTAATGAAGATGAATTTTATATATTTGCAGTAAAGCATTTAAAACAATATTATGAACACAATAAACCTAAATTATTTAATGGCTTTAAAAGTGATAAAAATGGTATTGACAAAGGGTTTTTATTAAGTAAGAAACAAGCAGATAGGCTCTGCATAGAAAAGATAACAAAACAAACTAAATTATTTTAAAATGAAAGAATTAAATATATTTATACCAACAAAAAATAGAGTTGATAATTCTACTTTATTAAAATTCGCTGAAGATAAAAATCAAAAAATAAATATAGTTGTCGAGCCACAAGATTATGAAAAATACAAAATAAAATATCCTAAATTTAATTATTTAGTTTTACCTATTAATGATGGAGGTATAACTTATGTAAGGAACTATATAAAAGAATACACTGAAAATAATTCAATACCTAATTATTGGCAATTAGACGATGATTTAACAGGTTTATTTTATAGGGTAGGTACAAAGTTAATTAGGTCAGACTTTGATACTTTAAAACAAGCACAACAACAATTTATAACTAATGGAATTGCTTTAGGTTCTTTGGAATATAGGCAGTTTGCTTGGTCTGCAAACAAAGATATTATTTTAAATAGTTTTTGTGATTCTTGTGTATTTGTAGATAATAGTAAACTGTTTGGATTACGTTACAGGAATTATGTTGAAGGAAAAGAAGATAGGGATTTTGCTATGCAAGTAATAAAATTTGGACAAAAAACAGGTAGAACTACATTATTTTCTTTTTCTGCTCCTGCAAATGGTAGTAATGCAGGTGGTTTAAAAGAAATATTTTATGATTTAGGTAAAGAGAAAGTTTGTGTACAAAGAATGATAGAAATATGGGGCGAAAATATTTGCATACCAATAATAAAAGATAATGGAAGAAACGATATAAAAATTATGTGGAACAATATTAATACAAATCAAACAACACTATTTTAAAATGGACATAACACAAAAAATAAAAGAGATAATTAAGCAAGAAACAAATATAGATGTTTCAAAAGCAAGTAGAAAGCATAATATAATAGAAGCAAGAGCATTATATTTTCATTCAATTAAACATTTTAATCCTAAAATGACTTTGCAAGATATGGCTGATTCAGTAAATAAGAATCACGCAACTGTTATACATTCTTTAAATAACTATCCAATGTATGAAAGATACAATAACAGGTTAAAATCTTTAAAGCAAACTATCATAAATCAAATAGATGAAGATAACATTCTAAATACAGAAGATAATGAACTTTTAAGATTAGAGATTAAAAAGAAAAATTTATCAATATCAGAATTAGAAATTAAATTAGAAGAAAAGGATTTAAAGATTAATAACCTTGAAAAAGCAAGATACGAATACAAAGTAATGGAACAGCTAAATAACCTTTTAAATCAAACAAAAGGAACAGAACATCAGGAAGTAATTATATTACGCTTACAAGCAATGTATGATATGAATACAAAGGTAATAGAACACAGTAGAAAAAATATTAATTAAACACAATATGAAACAAAAAATAATAGACAAAATGAATCAAGGTCAAGAATCAGATGTACCAAAATATACTTGGGAAACAATCCCTGATAGTTTAAAACGCTTTTGGATAAATTATTATAAGATATGAAGTATATATTAATTTTAGCAGCATACGAGTTTATAAGAGCCAAGATAATTTGGCTATGGTATTATTTAATTAAAAAAGGAACAGAATGAAAATAACAATAGAAAGTTACGGTAAAAAGTACAGTACAGAATTAAATTATGAGGACAGTGATATTCACGAATATATCACTATATTTACAAACCTACTTATTTGTAATGGGTTTTATATAGATACTATAACAAATGCATTAAAAGAATATATAGATGATAAATCCAATTCATAAATTCAACAACGGCAAAGGTGCTACACTTTGTAATAAATGTAGTAAGATAATAAGCATAGGATTTACAGAAGATTTGTATTGTGGCAAAATATGTTATTCAAAACATAGAGCAGAAATATTAATGTTTTTGAAAAATAAAAAATACTACGACCAAATGGAAAATGAAGTTCATAAAGATAATTCTAATTTAAATAAATAATTTAGGAGTATAAACAAGAATAGATTTTATTTATTTTTAAATTAATAATAATTTTATTTAATTATGGAAGATAAAAGAAAATTTAATGGTGGACATAAAACTGCAGGGAGAAAAGCTAAATCAGAAGAAGTAAAATTAATAGAGAAACTTTCAACATTAGAACCTTTAGCATTTGATGCTTTAGAAAAAGGATTAGAGAAAGGTGATTTTAAATTTACACAGTTGTTTTATAATTACTATGCAGGTAAACCAAGAGAAACTAAAGATATAACTGTTAATAATGAACAGCCTATATTTAATATCAATTTTGATGACATTTAAGCCATTATTATATGGAGTTTGTACTAACTACTGCAATTAGAAAGTTATCACGTTTAAAGCAACGTATTAAAGTAATTAGAGGGGGTACTTCAGCAGGTAAAACTTTTGGAATACTTCCTTTATTAATTGATAAAGCAATAAAAGAACCAATGCTTGAAATAAGTGTTGTATCTGAATCTATACCACATTTGCGTAGAGGTGCATTAAAAGACTTCTTAAAGATTATAATGGCATTAGGTAGATATACAGATGCAAACTTTAATAAGAGTACTTTAAAATACACATTTGCAAATGGAAGTTATATAGAGTTCTTTTCTGTTGACCAACCTGATAAATTAAGAGGAGCAAGAAGAAATATATTATACGTTAACGAATGTAATAATATAGACTTTGAAAGCTATTATCAAATGGCAATTAGAACATCAGGTGATATATGGTTAGATTATAATCCTGCTTCTACTTTTTGGGTAGATAGAGAAATATTAACACAAGATGATGTAGACTTTATTACTTTAACTTATTTAGATAACGAAGCATTAAGTGATACTATTATAAAAGAAATAGAATCAGCAAAAGCAAAAGCACTGACATCTACTTATTGGGCAAATTGGTGGCAAGTATATGGATTAGGACAAACAGGAAGTTTAGAAGGTGTATGTATTCCTGATTGGCAAGAAATAGATTTACCTACAGAAGCAAGAATATTGTGTTATGGAATGGACTTTGGATATTCAAATGACCCTACATCTTTAGTTGCAATGTATAAATATAATGATGCTTATATATTTGATGAGATAATATACAAGAAAGGTTTATTAAATAGTGAAATATCTAATCTATTAAAAGCAAATGATGTTAATGATATTGTTTATGCTGATAGTGCAGAACCTAAATCAATAGCTGAATTGAATAGTTATGGGCATAATGTATTACCTGTATCAAAAGGAAAAGATAGTATCTTATTTGGTATTAATTTAATCAATCAAAACAAAGTATATGTAACATCAAGAAGTAAGAACTTAATAAATGAATTAAGAAACTACATTTGGTTAACAGATAAAACAGGTATTAAAATGAATAAACCAATAGATGCTTACAATCACGCAATAGATGCTATGCGATATGCAGCAACATCACATTTAGAGAATCCAAACAAAGGAACTTACTTTCCCT